GCTAAAACAAACGTATCCAGAGTTAGCTCAAAAACTAGGCCTTATTACCTCAGAAGAAGAAAAACAAAAGAAAATAAAAGAGGATAAACAGAAGCTAGTTATTGACGAAATGAAACAAGCGGCACTAGTTCAAGGCTCTGCTGTGGATGCAATGAAAGCAGTAGTAAGAGCTGAATCTATGGAAGCTGTTGCTGGCTTAATTGCAAGCATTCTAAAATCTGTTCCTTTCCCTATCAATTTAGCTCTGGCGGCTGGTGCTGGAGCTACTGCATCAAAGTTAATTGATAAAGGATTAGCTAGGTTTGCACAAGGTGGTGATTTCATTACTTCAGGTCCACAGATAATGATGGTTGGAGACAATCCAGGGGGAAGAGAAAGAGTACAAGTAACCCCACTATCAAGCCCCAATCAAAATGGACCTCAACCTAGTCTTACTGTGAATATCTCTGGCGGTATAATTCAAGATGATTATGTTCGTAATACTTTAATCCCCGCTTTAAATAAGGCTAATTCCTTTGGCACTTAATGCTTAGTTTTGATTCAGGTTTATCTAGCAGTATAAAAAATTCCCAATCAGTTCCATTTTGGGTTCTAAAGTTATATTACAATAAAGAAGATACTCAGGCCCTCCAATCAGATGGCTCTACCGCGAATTTATTAGCTGAAGCATTAAACTCTACCGAAACGGAAGTTGATGTAGATTATGGAGCGGCTTTTATTGCTGGCGATTTTATTATAATCGGCAGCGAAGTAATGGAAGTATCATCTGTATCATCTAATGAACTTACGGTAATTAGGGGATCTAGAGGAACTACTGCGGCTACTCATAGCGACAATGCTGTTATAAATTTTGATAATTGGATCGGAGTTTCAGATGCCCACCGAGTGGATGGTACTGATGTATATCATGGACTCGTTTCTTCATGGGGGGACTATCAGCAATCGCTTGATTATTTCGATTTCACTACATCGGTTGGCAATACATCGGTCATATTAATTAATGCAGAAAACAGTATTCAGGGAGGTCGCTTTTCTGACTTATTATCAGCAAAAAACTTCGCCAACAGAAAGTGGGAGCTATTTCAAAATACTAATGGGCTTTCAACTTTTGACACCGCGGCAAGAATGATAGGTAAGGGAGTTATTTCTGGTAATATAGATTATGATTATAAATCCATTAAATTTAATCTGCTTGATAATAGCACTTCTTTCCACAATCAAGTTCCCCAAAACGTAGTAGCGGTAGGTACTTATGCGAACGCACCCAAAGGAAATATCAATAAACCTCTACCAATCTTCTATGGTGATTGTTCTGTTGAAGCTAATGCTAATTCATACGGTGCTTCAGGTAATTACGATAAACATTTTGTAAAGGGGAAATTCCCTGCAATAATTACCGATAAATGGAATGTATCAGACGCACAAGTCTATGCACGGGTTGATTCTGCCACTGTAGACAATTTAACGGGTGAAAATGTATATATGTATAAAGACGGTTATTATATACAGTGCGTCCATACTAATGCAGAGGCTATTTCTCCTAACAGGGTTGATTTCAGTGGAGTAGATTGGCGAGTATTTATACCGTTAGCCGCCCATTCAACATCGGGTGATGTCAGTAATTTCGGCAATACTGTAGATGGCGATTTAACAACTCACGGATCATTGAATTGTATAAGTGCAAGGAATTATACGGTCGATGCCTATTGGAGAGTACCGAAAACTCCGAATTTAGGGACTATAGCAAGCGTGAACTTTGTCATTTTATATAAAGACTTTACGCCAGATTCGGGGAGCGACAGCGTAACTCTTTTTAATGTTGGAGTTAATGAAGCTAATTATCAAAATTTAACATGGGGAACGGGTGCGGGTAGTCAATCTGTTAATGTTTCATCGGGATACACAACAGCAGAAAAAGAAGAGTGGAATCTTGAAGATATTATTCATTTAGATTTACATGCAAATCCTTCAGCGAACACAACCCATACTCTCGAAATATATCAAGCTGGATTAGAAATAAAATTCACACCTTCCCAGACTTTCGAAAAACAGGTAACTGACTATTATGAAGTTTTAACAGGTGAAACGCAATCTAATATCGAATATCGAGATCGTAAAGGTGCTGAAGGAGTTAATATCAAAAGAAAAGTTGCAAGAACTACTACAGTTGCAACCCCTGACGTTGCTGATTATGTCTATATAAGCGGTAAAGGTCGGGAATATGGGGCATGGATTGATACCGTAAACTCGGCAGTTAGAACTAATGGAAACGGTGATGCTCCCGATCCAAATTATGATGCAAATGCTGTAATAGAAAATCCGATCTATATGATCGAAGATATATTAAGGAGGGAATTGGGTTTAGATTCAAGTACAACGGGGATCGATATTGATATTGAAACATTTGATGAAGCTGGAAATGCACAGACGGATTCAACAAAGGGTGATATTGCTTTATTGTTTGCTGATGCTATCGCAGATATAAAATTTGCGTTTTCGCAATATAAATTTATTAACAGTAAAGACTTAATAACTAAGATATGCCGTCAATGTATGAGTTTCGTTTGGTTTTCTGGCTCGGGTAAATTCAAGATTAGAACGCTTTTACGACCGACCGATACATGGGCGGCAGATGCAACCGTTAACTTCCACGAAATCAATCTAAAAAATATTAGTCGCACGCCCCTAAATAATGTCAGGAACAAAATCGTTATAAATTATGCTATGGATTACGCAAGGGATAAAATGATGGAATCGACAACAGATACAGATACAACTTCAAACGCTGCTGGAGTAGCAGGGTATAATGATACACTAACATTAGAGCTTGATGCAGACTGTATTTTAGACAAAACAACCGCAGATAATTTAAGGGATGCTTACCTGGCTCATTATAAAGACAGAAATCCTATTATTAGTTTTGATTGTGTTATGCCAAAATATAACGATTTGGAAATAACTGATGTAATAGGTTTTTCTAATTGGGATTCTAAAATAAAAATATACGGAACTGCTTTAGGTACAAGCGATTTCTACATGATAACGGATATTGCAAAGAATCCGCATGGCTGTTCCATTAAATGTATGAAGGTAAACTAAAATGAGTACATATAACAGAGTTGCCACGCCAAGAGCCTATATGGACAGGCTGTCTTTTGATTTAGCTACAGGCAGGCGAACGATGTCTAACTATACAATAATACAAGATGACGGCTCAACGGCTGTAACTTTTGATGGGGGACAATTTGAAGATTTATTTGATATGCGTCCTTCTAATTATGCCACTATAGCACACGATAATCAGCAGTTTTATATAACGATAGATACTGGCATGACTTCAGCTACAGTGGCTGAAACTAATTTCTTGGCGATTTTAGGCCATAATTTCCATTCAAGTAATGCCGTGTTTAATGTTTGGCATAGTGGATCAGCAGCTTTTGACGATACCCCTGTAAATCTAGCTTTAAGTTCAGAACCTACAGACGTTATCAATGCTGAAGAAAACGACCCAACATCTTCTATAGACCCTGCTTCAAACGGTTGGACTTTAATTACTTGGCCTACCACCAGTACAAAGAATCAATATTTGAGGATTTACATAGCATCTGATTCTGGTTCAACGTCAAACTTTGCCACAGATGTTAAGATCGGATGTATAATGGCGGGAGAATATATAGATTTTCCTCATTCTCCAGATTTAAATGTGGAATTTGATATTGATTATGATGGTACTGACATCGTTACATCTGCTGGTGGGGGTACATTTGCAAATACTTCTTCATTAGGTTCACCGCCCTGGGGTGCAGGGAATCCCTGGGTGCTAGGAAGCGAAGATACGCACGCATATAAATCGGCTCGGCATTACGGAAGGCGAAAATGGAATATGAACATGAGCTATATAGCAGATACAGATATGTTTCTGAGTAATATGCATGCTGGACACGGTGCAATGATAGATGGATCTGATTTATATTCGCAGTTTTTCGCAAAGACTCTTGGAGCTCATCAGCCCTTCTTGTTCACTATTGACAAAGACAGCACAGATGAAGGCGATTACGGTTTATACAGATTAGCCAATGGAAGTATGAAATCTACACAAACTGCCAACCGCTTTTGGAACACAAACCTGAGCCTAGTAGAACACTGGTAATACGTTTATTTGCTCCTATTTTGCCCCTTAAAGGCGTTTTTATTCCTTTTTTGATATAGTTATAGCCTACACAGAGATGTTATGCTCAGTGTATTATAATTTTTTTCTTTGTTTTTTCATTTTTTCTTTATAACATTGGTCATGATGATACTGATAAATCCTAGACTTAGCACTGACAGGGGTTACTTTTCTGGCCATATCGGCCAATCAGTATCATCAGCCTCTGTCAGTGTATATAGGAGCTCAAAATGAATAACACAATAGCTAAAACAACAAGACCGAATGGGGTGACAGTAACGCTTTCTTCAGATATATCTCTAGTGCCAGGTGGAACAGTTACCTATATAGTGAAAAGTAGCAGGGGACACGACGTACGATTCTTTGGAACTTATAATAGTGCGGTAGGCCGTTATAATGAAATAGTAAAAGAAGAAAATGCTAAATCGGAGGGTAAATAACATGAAACAATCAGAAGGAAAATGGATCGTTAAAAAGGAAATAAGCGTGGGCGATCTAAAGCGTGGTGTAAATATAAATACAAAAGACGAGCTGTCAAGCGGCAGGGCTTTATATAGTAAATATTGTATAAATAAAGTGATGCCTAAAACAGTAGATGTTACAACTATAACTCATATCGATTATGGGACTGAAAGAGTAGATAGAAGCTATAGGTCGAATAAGGATATGCTTGTTGGAATGATTAATTATGAAGGTATTGTAGATATGTATATACCAAATAAAGCGGAGGG